ATTGACAAGCTGGTTGCCCGTTACGTGGACGTTGACAATCTCCGTAAATCCAGCGGTTACAGCTTTTTCGAGTGTGTAGTTTCCGGCGTAAACCGTCGGTACTTTTACCCCCTTTCCAGCGCTGGCGATTGAACGAAACGCCCCGCGCTTGCGTAGACTGTTTTCAAGCAGACCACCGCCGCGCTGGGTGTGCCTATTGACATTGTTTGGGTCAGGGGTTGCGCCCTGCTCTATTGGCAGAACTTCGACCTTTGGAGTATCGCTCATATCCCCCATTGTAGCACCATGCACCCCATAATTCAACTACTGAATTATAGCCGCGTTCCCCCGCCCCGTTTCAAGCGGCAGTCTCATATCGTTAGTTTCATTTCAGACCCTTGATTATTTTTATGTATTCCCAATATGCTTTCCAGGAAACAATAAATGCGTCAGCCAGGGAAACAAACAACAAGCGAGTGCGAAGAAAATATAGTCTCAATTTTCCGCGCCTTGCCCTGCGGCGATTTCGTGGCGCGAACAGCACTCACCCAGGTTTTACGACCTGATCGTATTTTGGCTTTATAAGTCATAACAGCGTCAAGGCTAAAGCCGTTGAAAGATGCTGGTCTCCAAATTTTTGCCATGCTCTGATTATACACCTTTCAAGAAAACAGGCCCCGCCATAACGGGGCCTGCCCTTTGTCCTGCGCCAACCAAACGCAGGACGCTTTCGGATTGTCGCCACGAATGCGGCGAGTTGCGGGAGCAAGATTTGGACTTGCGATCTCCGGGTTATGAGCCCAGCGAGGACGACCAGACTCCTCCATCCCGCGCAAAAATTATACCGCATTCTTTTTAGCGCGACGCGCTTTTTCGTATCGCGCGCAAGCAGCGCGGCAAAGTTGACAACGGCAACCATCTCTATAAAGAGTCCTACTGCTCCCATGACTGGCGGTGCGACGCAAAGCAGCGTGGTGTTTCTTATGGCAATCGCCACAAAGAACTTCACACTTTTTGATTTCCAACTCTCTGCGCTCCTCTTTCCAAGACCAAATGCAACTGCTTATTTTTGTTTTTGGGTCTTTGTGGTGAAGTTGAAGTTTTTCTTTTGATCCACAGCGAACACAAGATTTATCCCTGAAAAAAGACAGCCTTCTTTCCGCTATCCATTTTTTCTGATACTCTCTCATCTCATCACGACTAAATTGCATATCAAGCCTCCAATGACGCGACGCCTTGCCGCCCGCCCGCTGTAATCAAACTGTCGTCACTTCCACGCCCGGACTTTTCGTATCCAAGCAAAACTCATGCGCGATGGACGATATATATTTCCACCCATCCCCCTCGAGCACACCCGCTTCCGTCAACCCGTCAAGGATAAATTTCGTCGCAAACGCCACATTGTCGGGGTCACTGCGGCGGTTCTTGCGGTACCAAGTAAGCCGCAACTTGACAGGGTAAACCACAACCGGCGGACAATTTACGGCCTCGACTGACACGCGCTGAGTCTCAACCTGCTTGATCTGTGCCGCCATGTATTTATTGGTGCGCTCGGCGTCTATGTAATCGTTGAGCGTCGTAAACTCGCCGGGGATAAAGAGATTCATGTTTTTACTTTCACCTTGCGCCGACTCAAGTCATTCCAGTGGCCGCACAAAGCGCAACGATACCCCGTTACGGTAAAATTCGTCTCTTTTTTGATAACGGGCATCGACGCCCTGCATTTTCGGCAGGACGTGTCCTTCACCCCTTCGAGCACCGGGGCGGTCATTTCGCAGGCTCCAACTCTACCCAATCGGCCAACTTATCGCGGGCTTGCGCCAAAAGGACAACAACATCCGTCAATAGCGGATGAGCGCCCAGTGATTCAATCTTCCCGACCATCTGGTACAGCTCAAGCTCTTCGGGGGTCAATTGGTCAATATATGCCCTACGCGGTATTCCGTTGTTGTGGTATTTCATTCGTGTTCCCTTCCTTCCACGCGCCCGATCCGCTTCTGGATTCGGGCAATGCGCTATACCTGCAAGCGTGACCTTACAGACTCGATCATCACACAAACGGCCTCGATTTCGCGCCGCACCCTGCGAACCTGCTCTGCCATTGGAGATAAATTTTCTTGCGGAGCAGGAACGGGATTGAGACCAACGCCACTCATAGACGGCGTTACGGAAGCCATGACACTTTGTAAACGTGTTTGCAAAGTGCCCCACTCTGATTGTAGTCGGCCAATCGTTTCGTCAAGCTGTTTTTGCTCAATCTCGATTTGCGGTACTTGCGAAGCTACTTTGTCATCATACATGCTATTTTCTCCATTTCGAATTTATTGCCTGCTTGCCGCTGATCCAGTTCAGTCCTCGGGACGGGCTGCTACCACAACAGCAAGCAGGCTACCCACCACGTCGCCATCATTGGCCGCCGCTCACTGTCAGCAATTTCACAGGCGCAATGATTTCACGCGCGACGAAGCAGGCTTACTTCGCGCGGGCGGCTCGAGTTTTTACGATCTCCGCTCTTACCTTCGGGAACGATCATGCCGACGGCCCGCACCCATCACGCGCCGAAGCGCGGAGTGGTTACGAAAAATACGGGCATCCTTTACGGTGTCCGCCGTGCTTGCCACAAACAAGACACACGCCCACGATACGCGATACCCGCTCCCCCGCTTCCGCGTCAAGCTGCGGCGAAGGCTGGGCGGCGATGGGACGGGCCAGCACGTTACGCACATCTCCCCCACGCTGAATAGCGGTGTACTCGCCTTTTCGCCAGCCTGTCAGCATGTACGTCAGCATGGCCTGGTGACTGCCCTTTGACGGGTCTCTAGTGGACTGGAACCCCAGCGCCAGCGCCATTTCGTCGGCGTCATCGCGCCGGGTCTTCGATAATTCCTGTGTATTTTTTGGCATACATAGATGATACTACAGCCAATTGCGCATTGCAAGTAGTTGCGCAATTTTGATACAATGATACATATAAAACCGCTTGACATTGCGCAATGAAAGTAGTATTATAAATACATCGACAGCAAACAACTACTCAAACAGGAGATTATCAAATGGCAAACAACATCCCCACCCAGGCACCAAAGAACGCTCAACGCTTGACCATCACCGCCGATCAGCGCCACGACGGCAACTGGATACTCGTGGACAATGGCGGTAACCAACTCGAATCATATACCAGCGCCCCCACCAAAGAGCAGGCCCTTGCGGACGCTCAAAAACTCTGGCCCGCTGGCTTCCCCTGGTTCGGCCAAAAAGATGGCGACGGCTGGTCAATCGTACTGGACAATCAATAACCCCTTCCCCCGCCCTCATCCGGGCGACCAGACACAGACAGGAGCGCGACAATGAAATCATTTATCGTAGGTTCGGTACCCGGAAAAAACAGCGTGTACGTCAACGTTGGAGCCGTGCCGAGAGTTTATAAAAACATCACAAAGAGCACAATGGCGCGTATACGGGAAGTTTGTAAGAACCAAGTTCCCCTTACCGCGCCGGGGTCAATCCCCATGCTTATCAAGTACACAAAGTAACCCGCCGCACCGTTCCCCGGCGTGCCAACCACCAGCACACGGTCACAGAAAGAACACGGCGGCACCCACGCCGGGGCTGTAACAGGCCCCGACAGAATACAGGAGCAGGGCTATGCAATATAGAATTAATATTCTGGCCGAAAACGGCACAAACACAACGATAACCCGCGAAGGCATTGAAAATACGCTCGAGGCTGCGCGGAAGTTTATGCACGCCACGATCAACGGGCGACTCCCCCGGCCCGCCCCAGCCGCTGGCGTGGTGCGGTTCGACGTAGCCGACGCACACGTAACGGACGGCCCGAATCACCTGTACTTCTGCGACCAACCCGGCGACATGAGCGGCGACTACTACCCCGCCGAAAGCGTGGCGGCGCTGGCGCTCCTTGCGCAGGAAATGAAAGAAGTTATGGGGTACGCAGAGTGGGCAACCGACGAACACGGCGCGGATATGTTCCATCGTTTTATCAACGTATACCACACCAATCTTAGCGCCGCCCTGGCCGCCTACGAAGCGCAGGCCCCCAAATGAGCGCCCCGCTGATCGAATCCCTACAGGACGCCGCCAAAGAAATCGGCGCACGACTGGCCGACTGGAACGCAGCCGAGCGCGAAAAGCAAGCCGAGCGGACGCAGGCGCTACGCGAAATCGCCGCATCTGTAGCCAAGCGGGACGATGATGAGTAAGATCATCCGCCTGGCCCTGACCGCCCTGGTGCTGATCGTGGCGCGTGGCGGGATCGAGATTGTTTATCGGATCGTTCTGGTTATTTGGAGATAGGAGATTATTATGGCACTCGAAACAGGTTACACCCGAACAATGGACGAACGCACCCGCCTAATCAACGAGTGGGAAGCGTGCAAAGCCTGCCAGATCGAAGCCCGCGAGAACCCGGCAACCATCGACACGAGCGAGTATTGGGCCAACCGCGTAGCCAATGCCGAACGCAAAATCAAAGAGCTTGACGGCGTAGATAACGCTACTTTGCAGACACGCGCGGCGCAGATCAACGAAGCACTGGAAGATTGCCTGGATCAAAAAGTAGGAATGGCGCTACTCGAAGAATTGGCCGAAATCGAGAACAAACTGGCGCGGGACGGGGAACGCATGGATGACGCGGCGGATAATTACGCCGATGCTCGCCGGGGAGCAAAGTACAAAGTACCAAACCTTGACCCGGAAGACTATTTTATTATCCCCGTCAATAGACGGGATCAAGTAATGCTGACCCACAAAGGACAGCGCAAACTCGCAAAACAGGAGATTAAATAACATGGTAGCAACAGATATGACTCGGTATGCAGAAAACGACGGCCAGCGTCCCCTTTTGGCGATGCTCAGTAACGAAAAAGTAATGCTCCGCTTTGAGCAGGCTTGCGGCACTCGCGCCGGGGCAGTGGTGGTCAACATCGTAAACGCCGCCAATCTGAACCCTGAGATTTACGAATGCGAACCGTCGTCAGTAATCACCGCCGCGCTCAACGCCGCGACGATCAACCTTTCCCTGGCTCCCGGCCTCGGGCAGGCGGCAATGTTGCCTTTCAAGAAAAACAAGAAAGTCGGCAACGAATGGGTAACGACCAAGCACGCGCAATTGGTCATCATGGTACGCGGCGTCAAAGAACTTGCCATGCGCACGAACAAATATCGCGTACTCAACGCCTTCAAGGTCTACGAAGGTCAGGAAGTGGTCGAAGAGCAGATGACCGGGCGCAAGACGATCCAGGGCAAGAAAATCAGCGATACCATCATCGGCTACGGCGCTTACCTGCTCCTGTTCAGCGGGTACGAAGCAACGGTTTATTGGCCCACCGAAAAGGTGCTGGCGCACGCCAAGCGCTTTTCCCCAACCTGGAATGACCGGGAGCAGAAATTCAACGCCAAAAGCCGTTGGGTGACTGACTTCGACCAAAGCGCCGAAAAGACCGTTATCAAAGATTTGATTATGAATCACGGCGCTATCAGCGAGAATGACCGCGCCATGCTGGGGATGATCGATGACGAACGGGTGGACGGCGCAGTACTGGCGAAAGTGGAAGACGAACCCGATGAAGGCTTGAAAGTCGCTACCCCCGCCGCGCCGAAGCGTTCAGAGAAAAAGATTTTAGAAGACCTGTACGGAAAAGACGCGGACAGCGGCGAAGACGACGACCCGCCCTATCCGTATTCCGCCCCTGAAATTGTCAACGTAGTATCCGCAGCCTGGGGCGTCGATGCGAACGTCGCATTCATGGGTCTTGAAAACTTGCACGCATCCGGTGACCTGACTGAGCAATTGACGGTCAGCGAAGCGGCTTTATTGCGACAGCCAAAGTAGCACCCCCGCCCGACTCTGCAGGGGATGCGGCCACATTGGCGCGGTGTACCAGAGAGCGGGCGATAATCGTATTCAAGTTTACCGGGCTGCGCATGGTTCACGCAGAGAAAAGGACTTCCCTTGAAAACAATGCCACTCACACAGGGAAAAGAAACGAAGTAGACGATGAAGATTGTGAGAAGTTTTCAAAAAACAAGTATAGATTCGTGGCTGGTGGTGGAAGAAAAACCGGATACGCTCTTAGGGTAGAAAATGAAAAACTCGTTTTCTTGCACAAAGAAATAATGAAAACTCCAAAAGGCATGGTTTGCGACCACATAGACGGAGATACCCTAAACAATCAAAAAAGCAACCTAAGAAATTGCACGCCAAAAGAAAACGCAAGAAACACCGCGAGACGCTCTGACAACGAAACTGGCTACAAAGGAGTGTACAAAAGAGACGAAAGAATAAAAAATCCATTTCGCGCAAGGATAAAGGTTGACGGGGTAACTCTTAGTTTGGGAGCATACCCAACCCCGCAAGCGGCAGCAGTGGCCTACAATGCGGCGGCCACAAAATACTTTGGAGAATTCTCCAAACTCAACCAAGTAACACAAGGAGATTGACATGGATTTAGTTATCGGAGAAAACTATGCCAATTTTGACGAAAACCACTTCGACCCAATGATAGAAAGAGTGGCGTTTATTACCGGCGTGGATGAAAAATTTGTTACCGGCTTCCGATGGAGCTACGAAAACAGCGCGGTAAAAAACCCGTTTCGAATTGGCCGCGCTCGCTTCGAAAAAGAGTATCACAGGATTGCGGCATGAGAAAATGCCCGCGCTGTGGTCACTATTTCAAATGGAGCCTTCGGGACATCCGCACCATCGAACGCGCGGAAGTGCTCAAGCGCAATCCGAAAGTTGTTATCATCTGCCCACCCTGCGGACGCGCGGTATCTCGCACGATCCGCAACCACTAAGGAGACCGCATGAAACTCATCAGAATAATCATGTTCGCCGCCGCGCTGACGGTTGTGCTGCTCGGTCTGATAAATTGCGTGGTTACATACGTGGTGATACCATGAGCCTGAATATCATCACCAACCCGAATCAACTGCCCGCGACGTGGACGGGGCGCATGCGCGGACAATGCTCCATAACCCAAGAGCAGGCGCAAGCCCTGGCCGACAAGCTGACCTGCGACGCATATTACCTTGTGCCAACTAAAACTATGTTCATTTTGGCGGAAAAGGCGGTAGAAAATGACCCTTTACCAAACTGAGACCACGCCGGTAGACCCGGCAGAACTCGCGGCTTTGCGGGCGCGGGTGGCGGAACTCGAAGCGGCTCTAGTCCGCATCCGCAACCTGGGCGAAGCGGCGGGGATGGTCAACGGCAAGACGATTGCAGGCATAGCGCGGACTGCGCTGGAAGGAAAAGTATGAGCACCCCCGACAAGCCGCTCAACTACCGCGCCCAGCATTACCCTATCCCTAGCCGCAAGTACGCGCCGGTCATCGTCAAGCAGTACCGGCGATATAAACAGTGGAAGCCTGCGACAATCTGGATCGCGGCGCTTCACAACATCAGCACAGAGCAGGCGCAGGCGGTCGAGAACTGTCTGGCGCAGGCGCGGGCGCAGTGCGACGTTTGGAATATGGAGTGTGAATGAAACTCTCCGAAATCATCTTCCTTGAGCGCCACAGAAAGCGTCTCAGCCAAACGGAACTCGGCAAACGGGCGGGCATTTCGCGCAACTACGTCAGCTTGATTGAAGGCGACGCAGCGACGCCCTCCCTGGCTGTATTAGAGCGTTTGGCCCTGGCGCTGGATTTGACCCTGCATATCGAATTGACATCCGCCCCAGCGCGGGCGGCGAAAGGTGAAGAATGAGCGAACGACTTATCATCCAACTGGCCGACGGCCTGTACCTGGTGGAAACTTCGCCGGGCTGCTATGCGGAAACGAAAGACCGCAGCGAAGCGACGGTAATGCACAGCCGCCAAAGCGCGGAGATTATGATGCTGTTTTTGTCAGACTATCCCGACGCGGAGATTGTGCCGCTGCATCCCGCGAGAAATGGAGAATGAGACGATGAGCGACATTGCAGCAATCCCGCTGGACGAGTTGTTTAGCGACAGATCGGAAAGCGTCAGGGATGTGAAATACTGCGAATACGCCCTATTGCAAGGCGTCACGCGCTACGGTGGCCCAAACCACGACGCCGATTCCGTGCAGGACAGGCTCGACGGCAACCTGCGCATTATCGCCGCAATTGACACAGAGCTTGCCCGGCGCGGAGTGAACGTGATAGATATGGATCGAGTAGCCCCCCGCCCCTGACGCGGCGCAAAGTGGCCGGGAATGATACTTGCAATTGAATACGCCACGTGGTAGAATTGTGTCAATGGTTCACAACGAATCAGGAGCCCGTCACGGGGCGCAATAGAGAGACTAAAGGATCGCCTTTTTTGGCCTATCCTTGTCCTTTGGCTACCAGTCTCTCGGCCACCGTGATAAGGACGTAGGATAGACCAAAGCAGACGATCTTTTTTGTTAAGGAGTACACATGTCAGAGTTGCATATCGTCGCCCTTTCGGGCGGCAAAGACAGCACCGCACTTGCCTTTCGGCTCAAGGAATTGGAGCCACGCGAATATGTGTATGTCTGCACTCCGACGGGGAACGAATCGGACGATATGTTTGAGCACTGGCGCAATTTGCGCGAGCGCCTGGGCGGAACGTTTACACCGATTATCGCCGGGACATTGGTGCAGGAAATCGAGCACGCCATGACGATACCCAACTGGCGAATGCGCTGGTGTACGCGCAAGCTCAAGATCGAACCGTACGCGGTATTTCTGATAAGCGCCACAAAGCAATACAACAAGGTTGTTTCTTACGTTGGTATCCGCGCCGACGAGCCGGAGCGAGAAGCGGGCGACTACTCCGACATTCCGGGGGTAGAAATGCGGTTTCCGCTTCGAGAGTGGGGCTGGGGTGTTGATGACGTAATCGCCTACAACAACAGCCTGGGTATCAGCATCCCCAGGCGCACCGACTGTAAGCTTTGCTTTTTCCAGCGGATCGGAGAATGGTACGAGCTTTGGCAAACCAACCCCGCAGCCTGGGCCGAAGGTGAACGGCTCGAAGCCTTGACCGGTCACACCTTCCGCAGCCCCAGCCGCGACACGTGGCCCGCAGGTATGGCCGAGTTACGCGCGGAGTTTGAAGGCGGACGGCTACCGCGTGGGCTACAGAAAGACGGCATTGCAGAATTGAAATGCCGCGTATGCACCAAATAACCCCCCCCGCCCCTCGGCGTAGGCGCGGGAGAAGATAAGGACAATCTTTGTTGCCACATTATAAAAGTACAGATGGCAACCGGGACGTTCCGGGAACGCAAAAAGGCTAAAGTTCCCGAAAGCCAACTCAAAGCCTACAAGCGGTGTTTTTTGTTAAGTTGGAGCGATGATGAAAGTATTGATAGCTTGTGAATTTTCTGGAAAAGTGCGAAACGCATTCACCCGCGCCGGTCACGACGCTTGGTCGTGCGACCTATTGCCTTCCCTGGACAACAGCAAAAATCATATCATCGGGGATGTGTTACAACTTTTGACACCGGAATGGGACTTGCTAATCGCGCATCCGCCCTGCACATACCTTTGCAACGGAGCACAATCAAATATTACTCGCCGCCCGCATCTCGGCATTCTGGAAAAAAGAGAGAATATCGGGATACCGCTTTTTATGAACTTCGTGAACGCACCGATAAAATCAATTGCAATTGAAAACCCAATTGGTGTTATGAGTTCCAGGTACAGAAAACCAGATCAGATAATTAGGCCGTATATGTTTGGGCACGACTACAACAAAGATGTTTGCTTGTGGCTCAAAAACCTACCAAAACTACTTCCCACAGAACTTATACCGCCGCCCTATCGAAAGCTTGATTTCTGGTCAACGGAACGGAACAAAAACGGGTATTCCTTGAAATCAGTGACGTTTGACGGAATAGCACAGGCGATGGCCCAGCAATGGGGCACGCTATAACCCCCCCCCGCCGCCCCTCGGCGTAGGCGCGGGAGAAGATAAGGAGAGTAATGGACAAGAAACCGATTTTATGCTTGGACTTTGACGGCGTTTGCCACTCGTATGTAAGCGGCTGGCAGGGTGCGACAAATATCCCCGACGATGCCGTGCCTGGACTGTTTGAGTTTCTCGAACAGGCGCATCCACACTTTGACATTCAAGTATTTTCAAGCCGCAGCCACCAGCCCGGCGGCGTCGAAGCTATGACGATGTGGTTTTATGAGCAGCGTAAAAAGTGGCGCGAGAATGGCGGCGGCGAAGGCTTCAAGAAAAATGTTACCGTGTCGTTTCCAGATAACAAGCCGCCCGCCCATGTCTACATCGATGATCGCGCTATTACCTTTGTGGGGACGTGGCCCGACATCGATGTGCCGAGAAACTTCAAGCCCTGGAACAAGAAGCCCGCCGCAAGCGGGCAAGGAGAGTAGATGAGCGAGACTTGGAACGTGGTGGAACCCGGCGGCATGGGCGGCCCGTTTTACAGCGTAGTATCCAGCACCGGGCGCGTCGTTGCCATGCAGATACCCGACAAAAGCGTGGCCGAAATGATAGCCGCTATCCCGAACGGGAAAGCGGAACACTGCCCGATCTGCGACGGCGAGAACGGGAAGCACAAACTCGCAGGTGGAACTATAGCGCAAGAGCCGCTGACCAAAGAAGACTGGGAAGAATTGTACAACTTCCTAATGGGTGTGCAGCTTCCGTTTGTGCATGGGCTGATTGCAAAGGCTAAAGCGCGGAAAACTGGTGCTTGACATGCTTTGCGGCTTCGGTTATGATCTATCTACAACTAAATGTACCCCGTTTGGCGGCGGGTTGGTAACAAAGACGAATCACTTTTTTCTGAGTGTCGTTTCTGTTTAGCTTACCTTTGTTACCGAAGGGCCGCCAAGCCAACCAGAGCCGACAGACCGACACTCACAAGAAAGTGATTTTTTATTACCACAACCCAAAGCGCAGCAGGCCGTGAGCGTGGCGGATATATAAATTTGTGACCGGATGAAATACAGCCGGTGGGCAAAACCAAAGCGGCCAACTGCTAACCGAAGAACTGGACAGCGAGACCCCAATAGCGCAAGAACAGCCATGCGCTCCCGTAGACAATGTGTTGAGCAGTGCGGGCGGGCAACCCTGGCAGGTTGCAATGTAAGCCGAAGCGGTGGATTATCGCCGACTGTCATCCCTAACAGGGAAGCAAGGAATAAATAGACTCACTCTCTTTTTGTTTCTTGGATAGTCGCCTCTGCCTAAGAGCTATTACTTTTTAACTTACTGAAAGGCACGCAGATGACACAATCAAACGCAAGAATTACCACCATCGAAACCAGGAAGATCATAGCCGAGGCCTTCCAAACCCACATCCGGGACGAACGGGTAATACAGGCGACGGCCCGAATTATCGAAAAAATCACCGGCGAGAAGCAACCAACAGACGCCCTGAGCGCAATGTTATTTGGAAGCCCGGAAGCCCGGCGCGAAAAAGAAATACTTGACACGCTCGAAGTGGGCCTAAAGATCAACATCCCCCGCGATTCGGATACGGCAGTTATCGCAAAAAATATCAGGCTTGACGGGCGCAGCGTGGACGCTTGGGTTACGTGGTATCGTTCGGATACGTTCCGGTTATCGTCCATGCCATTTATGGACATCAAGAAAATTTGGAAGATGTGGCCCAGCGCGTTTGATGTGGTCTTGAAAGATTTACCCGCTGTAAAGCTTGATGTTCATGGTATCCCGGAAAGTTTCTAATGCCCTTCAACCCCGCAGCCTACGCACTCACGCCCGACCAAGCACTCGAAAAACTTGAGAAACGCCGCGCTTTTGAGCGTGAGCATGAGCATTTAGCCGTCCCGTTTTTCGTAAAGGGCCTTGAAGACATCGTACCAAAGCAGTACCCTGGCGAAACGTCGTTTATTCTCTCCCGCTCCCACGAGGGGAAAAGCACCACGCTCAAAGCTTGGGCAACGGTCTGCGAACAGGAAGTTACGAAGAAAAACGCGGACGCCCTGACAATCGAAGTATCACACGAAGATACTGCCGAAATCAGCACAGAGCAGCAATTATCACGCTATGATAACGAAATGCAATTTCTTTCCAGTCAGCGCATTTATATAGGCCGCTCTTTTGGAATGTCACAAGACGATATAGCCGACTTACACCTCACCAATATTGCGCGAACTTTGAATTATGTTCGCAATGAGCAGTTTGCGGAAAAGAAACGCTTTGCTGGCATATTTTACGATTATATCCAGCGTACCCCGTTCGACCCGGAACGACGCAATATGACAGATGACAAACAACTGCGCTTACAGATGCGCGATAATACAATTCGCCTATGCCATGCCGCAACCACTTTTGAATGTCCGCTTGTGTTCGCTTCTCAGGCCCCGCTCAAGCAATCATACACGCTCTATAGCCCGGAAATGCCTATTCCTGGCAGCGGAGACACTGACGAAAGTAAAGATATTTTTCAGTTACCAGACCGGGCCTATGGGTGGTGGTGCGTAAACCTGAAATACCCCACGCCGGGCACCCTGGTCGAAAGCGGCAACTGGCGATTCCAGTCAGCGCCAAACCTGTTTTTTGTAAGGTGCTTAAAGTTTCGATACTACCAACCCGACCCCAAAAAGCCGCACTATGCACCAATCGGGCGCATCTTTCCGGTGTTCGCGGACGAAAAAAGTAACTTTTATTATGACCCTGATTTCCACAAAAGAAGTTTGATAGGAGTTGATAATGCCTAACCCCGCAGTTTTACCGCCTGAGTTTGCAAGTCTTGCCCCGCAAGTGCGCTTTGTTCAGCAAAAGAACGCCAATGAATTTTCTTCTTCCTGTCCCAGGTGTGGCGGCGATATTCACGAAGATGGCTCCTGGCCTGACCGCTTTACGATATGGCGCTCAAGTAGACGCGGGGAACCGCTGGGCCTGTGCTTGCGTGGTTGTGGGCATAGGTGGAGCGTAAATAAACAGGATCAAATCTGGACACCTGACGAACTGGCAGAGTTTCGCCAAAAGCAAAGCGAAGCGGAAGCGGCATACCTGGCGCAAGTTGAGCAGCGATTGATTGAATTGTCAGAGAAGATCGAGACACAAAAGGTATACATTCGCTATCACGACGAAGGCATGGAGAACCAAGCGGCGCTAGATTATTGGGAACGCCGGGGCATACCGGAAGAGTGGCAAAGATATTTAATGCTCGGCTGTATTGAGAATTACAAAGTGACCGGAAAACTATCCACTTACGAATCGATGGCCTTAACGATCCCGGTATGGTCGGAAGTGGAGCGGATCGAGAATATAAAACTCAGGGTAGCAGAACCAAAAAACGACAATGATCGATACCGAAATTATTATAAATCTGGCAGTCAGCACCTATACAAACCCTGGCACAGAACGAGAAATTGCAGGCACGTCGTTTTATTGGAAGGCGAGATAAAAGCCGCCGTCGCACTTATTCGCGGCGGGTGCAACCAGGAACAATACGAGACTATAGGCGTGCAGTCCAAGCAGCCCGAGGCGCGGCTTCTCAAGAAGTTGGAATCATTCGATTGTGTTTATATTGCCTTTGACCCGGACGCATACCGCAGGACGCAATACATTGACCCAAGCACAGGCGAGGTCAAGCCGGGTAAAATCGCAGTGCTGGAAGTCGCAAAGCAGATCGGCTTGGAGCGGGTGCGGTTGGTGCTTCCCCCGCGAGAACGTAAATTCGATGACGCGATATTGGAAGGCTACAACTTTGCCAATGCCGTCCGCATGGCTATCAAGCCGGAAAGGTTGACGCGATGACCCCCGCCCCCGCCCGCATCAACAAGAACAGCCGCGTGATGTTCCGTAACCGCGTGCAAAAAAGTACTTACCCGATGGTAGTTGACGACGTTCGAAATACTTCTCGTGGTCGTGAGTGCAAGATCGACGGTTACTGGTGGCGCGAATCCAATCTCATTTTGCATATCGAGTGGCTGGAGTTGCACCCCGAAACGGTGTACAGATGAGCGCCCCCGCCCGCTTCTGCGAGGCCTGTGGCGACCACCTGACCGGTAGGCAATTGCGCTTTTGCACGAATTGCAGCAGGCCACCTGGCAGGCCGAAGGAGCGCAAAGAGCAGCGCAGTACCGTGTTCGGACTGCCCCAGCGGCCACATACGCCGGGCTACGAGACGCATCGGGCCGCGATAGTCGCGCAGTATGGGCGCAGAGAGACGGTGAGCGAGTGAGCATAAAACTATTCAACGGGGATGCGCTGGCATTTATGCAAACAATGGAGACGGCAAGCGTCGACGTCCTGATGACCGACCCGCCGTATTCCAGCGGCGGCGCGTTTCGTAGCGACAGGCAAAGCGATACGTCATCGAAGTACCAGAACACCGAAACAAAAAAAGAGTATCCGAACTTTTCTGGAGACAACCGCGACCAACTGGCGTATTATTATTGGAGTGCTCTTTGGATTGGTCAGTGTGCCAGAATTTTGAAGCCGGGTGCAGCGGCGTTCGTCTTTACCGATTGGCGGCAAATGGCAACCACGATAAATGCTTTCCAGATCGGCGGTTTGGTTTGGCGCGGGATTATTCCCTGGAACAAAACGGAAGCGGCACGCCCAACTCGCGGACGTTTCCGCGCTCAGTGTGAATATGTGATTTGGGGCAGCAACGGCGAAATGGCAGAGAAGACCCTGGAGTGTATGCCCGGATTTTTTACATATACCGTCAAACCGCAGGAAAAGAAGCACGTTACAGAGAAGCCTTTTTCGCTGATTTTGGATCTGCTAAAAGTTTGCGGTGACGAATGCGTAACAGTTTTTGACCCCTTCATGGGCGGCGGCACAACTGGCGAGGCCTGCGTACAACTCGGCCATTCTTTTATCGGTTGCGAAGCCGACCCGCAGTATTTTAAAATTGCCCAGGCCGACATACTGGCTGCAGAGAAAACTCCGGTACTTTTTACGGAAAGAGCGACATTAGAGTCGCAAGTTGCGCTACTGTAACCCGCCCCGCGCGGGCGCGAGAAAAGGAGTTTGACGATGACATTTGAAGAATGGTACGAGAAAGAATACAGCAAGCGGCAAACTGAGCGCAACCCGCTTACGGTTGGGCAAGCTCTTTGGCTGGCATGGTGCGCGGCGGAAAAAGAACAAGCCGCCCGCGTCAGCAACCTACTGGCTGTCATCCACCGCGACGGCGGGCATTACGAGCAGGAGCATGGCACAGAGAAGGCCGTAGCCGATGCGCTGGTGCTGTTGCCGCGTTTGATTCAGTCGCAAGAAGCCGCCCGCACGGACACGCTGAACGAAGCGGCGCAGGTGGCGGATAAGATACTTTCGGAATGGGCGATGGTTCCGCAGGAAGCCGTAGGCGATAGAATCCGCGCCCTGATCGACAAGCCCGCGCCGCCCACGCCAGGCGAAAACCTGACAGCACGACGGGGACAACAGCCCACGCCGCCCGACGCCATGGATCGGGCGATGGAGGAGGCGGGATGAAAAACAAAAATGAACTTGTTTTAAACTTGACGCCCGCGCAAAATAAAGCGTTGCAGGATTTTTATTTTGCCCACGTTGGCCCGGAGTACTCATTTATCGGCGGAGCGATTGCCGCACAGCCCGATATGGACGCGCATAAGATATTATTCGAGGCGCTCAGTCCGTTCAAGGCGTGTGTTATCCAAGTCGCGGCGCGGATCGCGGATTTTATAGAGCGCAACCGGCGCGGATCGCACACTGAGAAATATGCAGGCAGAGAAATTCTACATATCGAATAGCAACCACCCCTGCAGGACGCGGGAAAGGGATAGAGAAGATGCAGAAATCCAACAGATTTATAGACGTAATCCGCACCCGAATCATGCGTTTCAACAGCGGCGACAATCACTACACAATCATTGAGCGCCGAAACATGGGCGGGCCGGTAAAAAAGCAGGAGTATTATTCTTGGGACACGCCCCAGCAAAACACAGCGCAATCAGGAGTATTGGCAATGAGCGACAATGAACCCGACGAAAAAGAAATTTCTGATGCGTGGGGGTGTATTTTTGGCGTGTTTGTTCTGGTATTGTGCATCTGCGCGGCACTGGTGTTTGTCATCCTGCGCAGTCCTATGTTTGCGGGGTAGTCCATGAGAAAACTATTGATATTATCCGTCCTGCTTTTGTGCTCCTGTGCCGTCCCGTCGCGTATTTCGTTTGTGCCGCAGGCAAGCCCTACAGCGCGCCAGGAAGGTCTACAGCAAGCGACCCCTCAAATCGACAAAGATGTCAAAGGGGGCACAAACGACGCGTTTTTGATGGGTGAAACTTCGGCGACTACCCCTTCCGCGCCCGATTATGGAATTGCAACTCAAGCCGCGCTCATCTCTGCACTAAAAGCGGCGAATGAGACCACGAACGCGCTGCAAAAGGAGTTATCCGATCAGAAAATCAAGGCGCTGCAAGTGCAGGCGGACATCGAAAACGCCAAAGCTCAGGCCGCCAAATATGACGCAGCGCAAAAAGCCAGCGCGGTGCTGGTTGCCCAGGCGGACGCGGAGAAGGCCCAGGCCCAGGCGCGCAAGGTGGATGCGGAGAACGAAGCCAAGCGGCTGGAGGTGCAGCGTCTACAGGCCCAGGCGGACGCGGAGAACGCCAAGACTCAACAACTATTGTTGTTATTCATCGACGCGCTCAGTATCAGCGGCTTCCTGCTGGGTGCGCGGGTCATAAGCAGGCGCGCGCCGGTGGTCGTGGAGCCGGAAGCGCAGGAATCCGAACAGCCGGACACTGGCCCACTCGTAGAGAAGCGCATCCCCGCGATGGGAACGATGGTCAGGCGCGAGACGCCGCCCGGATGGTCAACCGAATTGATGTTCTCTTTTTCTCAAACCGTTCGCAGGCCATATAACCCGCAAGGGATACCGCTTACCCGCGACGAATGGGTAGGAGCGGACAAGCTTCTTTCCAGGCCGCTGTGGAATCAATTGGATATTTACATCTGCACAACGAATAATTACGCCTATGCAATAAACGCAACTGGCAGCCTTGCATGGACACCGGACGGGGAGCAGTGGTTATCGCTATTCGACGGGGAGCAGGCCCCCCACTCGGAAGAATTGCCAATATCCGCGTAGTTATCGAGTGCGTCCCTGCCCCGGCAGGCAGAATTCGCGGAGGGGGAGGCGGTGGGGGAGGGGTGCCACCCGCCAAACACAGGCGGGGCGGGGAAAGTCTGTAGGTTTACTGAGATTTTGGCTATTGCTATATATACATATACCGTATATACTAATGACATGCCAAACAAACTATTTGATACGAAGATTTTAGTAAACTTATCCAACCAAGACTTAAGGGTTTTGAGGGCTATTCGTCAGCGTCTTGTTCTTGGGAGTTTGTCCGAGGTCGTTCGCATGGGGATTTATGCCATATGGAGCAATATGTATCCTGACGGCATGGCGTACCCCGATGAAAACGGAAAGTCTGAATTAGCCACTCCGCCCTCGGGCGAGTAGCGCGGTTGGCGGCGTTCGCCAAGTACCGCAAGGTAAAGGCGAATCGGCAGACCATATCAAGTTGTTTGGTCTCGCAAGTTCGGAATGCCTGCGCTCGCCAGCCGCACACAGCACCATCCCGCGCCGTCATATCGCGGCGGGCGGCGCGGGTAGATTATCGGAGATGAGCAATGCCAGAAACAACCAACGCCTTATATTGGTACAACGAACTAAATATTTTATTCGTCAAGCTTCCTGCTCCTGGTGAGATGTGGACGGCGGATTACCGCAAGCGTTGGCTGTATGCTCTCGAAAAGGTGCTGGATTTGTTGATTAGCGTTATCGAAGACGAAGAAGTAAAGCATATTCGCGCGGTGAAGTTGTGGCGCGGTGAAATATGACCAACTTCAACGCCCGCCTTGAGCGCATCAAGCGCCTGATCGTCTTTTCCTTCGCCATGTCCCCGTATTGGCGAAAGTATCAGGTCTGGAAACACAGCGACATGCTGCGGCTTCCAGAGCGCCGGGGGACGTGGCAGGATGTACAGGATACCACGCCGCTGCTGACTGGCGGGTGGAAGGCAAAGAGAGAGTGTTGAGATGCCGAAAATAGACAGGCGCAAATTATCAGATGTACTTTGGTTTGCAATCCAATGCGCAAAAGATGACCGCATATCTTTTATGGACGCGGTACAAGGCGACGAAGCGCAAGTAAAGCAAGCGAAGCAGGATATAAGGGCTTTTGAGTTGTTGCAAAAAAAGATATTTGGAGATGCAAAAACAAAATTCGAGACTCTGCCAGTTTCGCGCCCGATTGGTTTGGCGGAACTAAAAAAACTCTCCGAAGAAAACCCGGACTTATTTACATGGATACCGTGACAACCCTCACCCCCGCACCCGAAACGCACCTGACCACCGCTGCTACTCGCGGCCTGGCTGCTGCGGCCCCGCTTGGGGCGCTGAAAGGATGATATGAAAAAAATGTGGACGCACCTGAACACGCCGTTCAATGAACTTCCGAGAAGTGAAGGTTATTGGGCATTTCTCTTATTCGGCTTTGTCGCAGGCGCTTTGCTTGGTTTTTTGGTGGGAGTTTACCTATGAGCAGGGCCGAAAAGGTCATCCTACTAATTACAGCCATACTCGCGCCTGTCCCGACGGCGTACATAGTCTACATGGCGCTGACAAGCACTCAGACGCGGGCATGGTTCCCGCCGGTTGCAATTGCCGCAGTTCTGGCGATTGCCAGCATGGGGTATTTCTCGGCACGGCTGATTATGGCGGTATCGCAGCACAACCGCACGCTGAACGCGGTAGAGAAAGCCTACACCGTCCCGATGTGGCGGGCGTGTCTTCCGGCTGGTGCGTACGTTGTGATTGCGCTGACCTTTACGGTACTGCTCGAAATTATCCCCGGTGCATATGTCTACTCTTTGATTGCCTTCCCGTTTTTTGAGTTGCTGACGGCCTGGACGTACTCCGAATTCCAAGTACTCGAAGTGCACACCACAAGCAAGGCCCAGGCGCGGAAAGAAGCCGCCGACAAGCGGGCAGAAGCGAAGCGGGAGCGAGAGAAACAAGTCAAGACCGGCGTTCAAGTCGCTGCCAGCGCCGCTACAGCGCCCGCCGTCGTAAATTCACCGCCGGTTGGTCACTGGTCAGCACCGCGAGAGTGTCCGCATTGTGTCGCTGCCGACGCCATCATTACAGATGGCGTCAATCGCTTTACAAACAAGGCGCAGTACAGCGGGCATGTGGGCAAGTGCAAAAACCGCCCGGCCAATATGCCGGTGCGTGTGGATTTGGAGTTGTAGAGGAGGCGCGATGAAAAAATACTCAGAGTGCTCTTTTTGGGTAGTATGGGGTATGTCGGTTCAAGCTTTTACTACGGCGGGGCTTACTGCTACGAACGACATCGACCCCAATCCAGGGCAGCAATTTGGGGCAGGTTGTCTCTATGTGCTGCTCTGTTTGTTTTTGGCGCTGTGGTCGAAGCGAGAATCCGCCCGCCCGCATGCGCAGGATGGGCCGGGATGAGCGACAAGCGGAGCTATGCAGAGAATTTACAGATCATGGTCGCCTGGCTATATGGAGAAATCAGCGAAGGTAAAGCGGCTAGAATTATCGGAGTTGATCGCTTGGAATTGCGCACGATGAGCGACATACCCGCAAACGTACCAATTCCAGAGCAGGCGCAACGGGCGCGCGAGCACTACGAAGAGTTAGCCGCCCTTGCGCATCACTGGTCATCTATAATCCCCCAGGCTATAGACGCATGGGAGCGCGAAAGGTCTCAGACCCATCCCGCCCCAGCTCCCGACGCCGAAGAGTTGCGCGTCACGAATGAAATCCTTGCAGAGCGCGAAAGGTTGCTGCGGGCAATACCGGAATGCAAAGAACATGGCCCGTGTGTGCCGCACGCTATTGAGTGGGTGAACGACGCGCAACATCTCGCACGGCTATTTACCGAGTACGATAACCACTCTGCACCAATGACGGGACAATGGGACGAAATGCGCCGTCTCGCCGCGCTGCTTGTGAAGCCGGAAGGGGGCGGGTGATGAGCGAAACGACGTACAAACCGGGCAGCCAGCCACCGAGTAGCTATGTTGAGTGGCATTGGTGGGCGGACGCGCAGGAGAAAGCCGGACTAAAACAGTCTCAGTGTCCGCGCTGTGGTCTGTGGATTTACCCGCAAGAAAAAATCAACCATGAGAAATGCGATATAATTCCGGTAAAGGAGAAATAAACCCATGAAATCCACTCGTTTTTTTACCCTGTTCTGCATTACCCTGATCCTACTTGCTTTGACCCTAATCGCAGCCGCGCCCGCGCAGACCGTCGCACCGCCGGTTGACCCGACGCCAGCCGCCGAAGTCACCCCTGAACCGGGGGAGCCGCCCGTAAGCCCACCTGACGAAAGTTCCCCGGATTACGCTGGTTTCGTTGCAACCGCCGCGCTGGTGCTGGCGGCTACGGCGTTCGCAAAGGATAAGCTCGGCCTGACCGGTAACGCTGTCCTGTATACCGCTTTCGGTATAGTGGTGGTCGTGGCGTTTTACCCTGATGTTGTAGGGGCGCTGCCCGTTGGCGTTGCCGCCGCCATCGATAAATTCGTGTATGGCGTCCTATTGCCGTTTATCGGCGCTACGGGTACTTATGATCTGGCAAAGGGGTTTAGTGGGCTGTTCAAGCCGAAACCCGCCCCTGTCAAAACGGTATACGCTGAGAACGCTAACGCGCCGAAGTAGCCCCGCCCCCATAACGCAAGCCCGCCCCGTCTCGGATGAGATTGGGCGGGCTTTTTGATTGTTGTGCGCAAGCCGGGTCTTACTAAGTAAATGGGTGAAGGTACATAATCAGGCCCACTACGAACAGAAAGATCGCGGCGGGAAAGCCAAAGGCAGAGCCAAGAGAAGCGCCGCCAGTTGAAACAAGGATGCCGAGAAGCATCAAAACCATACCAACTTTGTTGAGCATGTCAATTTCCTTTCTGCCCGAGGGCGGGTTAGTGTTTACCGTTACGGTGTCGGCCTTGCCACAGAATCGCAACTATAACGATGACGATAGTGCTTATGCAAAGCGGGGGAATAAAGATGATGACATACTCCGCGAGACTCATAAAACTCCTACGGCTTCAAAAGACCGGATTGATTGAGCAGCAAGACAACCCCCAGCGTTGCCATGCAGCCAAATTCTATAAAAATGCCCATTAGAACCGTTATGATTATCCAAGCTACCCGGTTCAGGTTGCCAATCCATCGGGAGTGAGCTTGTACGTCGTTTGGCAGTTCCAGGTTGGCCTTTATCCAACTAGCATTGGCCCGCACGGTCTCGCGCAAAGACGGTTCACCGTTTCCGGTGATAACCACCTGCTCGATGTGCTCAACCGTTTTTTTTATCTCAGCAATGTCGTTGTTGCGCGGGGTCGTCAATTCTATTTTCCTTGAAAAAATACCACATACACAGAAATGGCAATGCTAATAATACCAAAAAAGAAACTCGCGCCCGTAAAAAACAATCCAAGCCACACCAACCAGCTTTCAGCCTTGCTCTCTGCTATAGCCTTGTAAATCTTCAATTCTTCGACTACCTTTTCAAGTGCTTCAAGCTGCTCTTTTGTAGCAACGCCGCTGCGCAGTTCGTTGAGCAATTCGAAACGCTTTTCGGCGGATATTTCAGTTTTTAGGTTCTCTTGTTTCACTGCGGCCAGCGCCGCCGCTTGAGCTTCTTTGACGGCTACAAGCGTGTTTTCGAGAGCCTTACCATGTTCAAGGAATATACGCTCTACGTGCTCTTTGAGCGTGTCGACTGTCCAATCAGAAGACATTATCCTACCTTTGATCCTTCCGCATATTCCGTCATAAAATATTCGTAGCCCGTAACCACGTTTCCGACTAAGCGCCCGTGCCAGAAATGCACCAGGCCGATTCCCTTGACAAACACGTAGTTGTAAACGTGGTCAAGGACATCGGAACCCGGCACGATATTAAACTCCCGCAGCCCGGTGCGAATAGTATCACTCCACCCGCCCCATGCGCCTATGGCGATTGTGCGCTGCCGCCAGGGGAGTAGTTGTAAAATGGATTTGTTGGCGTTTCGGTATACCGTCGATGTCGCTTTGATCTCCTGCCCAACAATCGGCTTGACAGGAAGTTTTGCCAACATGGGCATAGTCGTTATCTGTTTGGCGCGGTTCCCAGCTTCGCCAATGTAGGCAATGCCGCCTACCCTGTCGCGGCCCTCCATCATGGCGGCTTCTCCGTTGACCAATTCCATATTGAGCGGGGTCTTTCCGAAAAACGCAGGGTTCCGAGTACGCTCCCAGACTATCACCTGGGGGCTGTTGGCGTGCGGCTTGCTATCAGATATTGCAATGCGCATCGACCTATCAACCCACACGCCGGTTATTTCGTTAACGGTGTAGGTGAATTTCGATCCGTCGAGCATCGGCCAGTAAGGGTGGACGGGTGGCATTTTATTCCTTCGTCTGATCCAGCGCCAACAACTCTTCGAGTGCCTGGATTGCGCCGCTGATGCGGAGCAGGGTGGATTTTAGTTCGTTCTCTTTGGCTTCCAGGTCGGTCAGCATCTTTTGACCGTTGGCAAGTTCTACCTTTAGTTCACCGATGCGCTGCGACATGACAGCTTTGATCGGGGACGGGCCGGGGTCGGGTGGGGTGGGTTCAGTTTCGGTCATGGGGTGTCCTTTAGGGGTTTGGGGATGGGGTGATTTTCTTGACCACTTCCAAGTATTGCCCGTAAAAATTGTTTTCCTGCATAAACTTTACCCTTTCGGAGCAAAATTCTTTTGGGTGCTCCATGAGGCAACCCGCCGCCGCGCCGCTGTAAAACGCGACAGAGTTAGATGATATGGGGCCGCCGGTGGGGAGAGTTGCACAGGAACACAGCGCAAGGGACAAGACGAGGAGTGGGATTATTTTTCTCATAGCTTGATTATACTCAATTTTAAGAAGGCGGCTCTGTGTATGTCGCCATGTACAACTCAAAACCGGTAATCGCGTTGTTGGCTCCAATAAAGCCGATTTTCACATTTACTAAACCGATGTCTCGCGCAAACACGAAGTTATAAATATTGGTCGGGCCGCTAGGCCCATACTCCAATAGTGCCGTTTGCCAGCAGTCCGCCCAGGGCAAATTTCCCCATACGTCGTAGTGCGCCAAAGTCTTGTACTTGGAGTGGTACGCCGGGATAACGACAGTCGGGTCGCTGTCGCTCTTGCGCACAACGGAATACGCATCCAACGTCTCCCCTGCAATTGGATACTGAGTGATAAACGGCTCTGGTGGGTAGATAAAATTTCCAATGTCGTTTATGCCCTCGCCCAGGAAATATTTATCGCCCAGCACGCCCGCCATGCGTTGAAACGTTGGGCCGGTAGTGGACCCCACCGGATGATGAAGCTCTGACCAGGTAATGCCGACGGGCGTAGCGCGATAGGAGTATTCGAACTCCTCGCCGTTCAAAAACTGCGACTGCGGGCTGTTTATCCAAATAGCCATCGTGGACGGGTTCCATCCCCCGACGACGCTATATCTTGCAAACTTGGACACCGAACCAGGAAGCATAGGCCAATACGGATGCGCAGCAGTCATTATGTTCCACTCCTTACAATGAGCCAGGTCGCGCCGTTTGACTCTAGCTGTGCCCAGGCCCCAACGGTGGCTGGTAAAATCGCAGTTCCAGCCGCGCCGCCGCCCTTCGGCGTTACGTTTGACGAAGCCGATACCATCGTAAATGCAACTGTATTGCTGACATCGAGATGCCATCCGGCGTGAGTGGTTGGGTCAAGCAGGGTGATCGTCATGGTTGCGCCCGCCCCGCCGCGAAGGTGCGCATCTGTTTCTAGCTGAGTGTATGTAGTTCCCGTCACTGACGTTCGGACGTTTGTTATTGCCGGGCCTGTCAGTAGTAGCGTTTTTATTCGCGCCCAAGTTTCATCGCCTGTGTTCGTGCCGCTTACGTCAGCGGTGTTTGATGCAGTCAGCGTTTTCCCGTCCGCGATTGTCAGCGTTGCAGACGTAGCTGGGGCGGTAATCGTGACTTTGTTTATCGTGCTGTCGAAAGTTGCCGCCCCGGTTACTCCAAAAGTACCGGTTACGTCTAACTTTCTGGCAGGGTTGTTCATGCCGATACCGATGAAGTCTGCGGATGCGTCAGCGTAAAGCAAATTAACGTCCGAGTTGCCCTTTATCGAAGTGTCGACGTTATGCGCACGAGAGTTCAGCTTTATGTAACTTTGCCCCCCGTCGGTGCTAAGCATTTCTATTTCGCTCCAGTCACTTGTTCCGTCGCATTTAAAACCAATTACCCCTGTCGATGTTTTTCCGGCAGGGCTATGAGCAAAAATATTAATAGTACTATCTTTGCTGGCTACTGCGTCTATTTTCAACGCCATACTCGAATAAGTTAACCCCGTATATCCATACAGTCCAGAAACAGCAGTGCCGCCATCCATGAATTTGTAGGCCCTGCCGTTCAAGATCGATGTAGTCATTGCTATCTCGATCCCGGAAAAATTCATTGCTGTTGACCCCGCCGTTAGCCCTGCGCTGGTAAGCGTTACCTGCTGGACATTCGCCAGGAGAGAGTACACGCCGGTGCGGTCAATCCATAGCCCGGTGCCGACTGTGGCGGAGGTGGGCGGGGTGGTGCCGATGGTTATAGCGCCAGAAGCGCCAGACAGGGTAAGCGTTCCGGCAATAAGACCAGACTGGATGGAAAGATTGCCAGATGTGTCAATGGACGCGCCGACGGTTGTACCGGCGCGAAAACTCAACGTTCCGGCAGTGGGGTTCCAAAGCATATTGGCTTTGCCTGCCGAGTTGCTGCCAATGAGCAGAGCACCAGTCACTAAGCTTTCCGAGTTGTAGGTTTGCGCAGTGTTGATAATCGTCAAAGCGGTTGTATTTGCCGCAGCGACATTAGAGCCATACTTCGACAGCAGATATTGCAGACTTATCGCCAGACTTCCGGCGTTGTAATCAAAAAAGCCATCAGCGTTTTGTATTGTCCCGCTAAACGGGTCGCTACCTGTCGGGTCTTCCGGGTTGCCCGTCCCGTAATACGTCATGCCCAGCGCGTTCGAGCCGCTTATCAGCATCGTAGAACCGTTGTAACGGCCCCATCCGAGATAACGATAGCTGTAGTCGGTGCTGAGTAGCTGGATACCGTCCACCGTGTCCAGTGTCACGGCCTGGGTCGTTTCGTCTGTCCAAGCGGTTGCAGACAATACCCACAGTTCGGAGCCTTCGTCGTAGGTAAAAAATAGGTCGTATTTTTTGTCAGTTACGTAGCCCGTTGTATCGAGAGTAACTGCCGCCAGAAATGGCTTTGGTATCCAGCCGTTCTCGCTATACAGCCTAATGTCGTTGCCATCGCACGGGGAAATGGTTACGGTATTCCCCGATGACGATAATTTATGATCGGAGTATAGCCGCCCCTGCTGGCCGGTTGGGTTTGGCGCGTCATCGTTTGCAGATTGCCGCCGTCCGGCACCAAGCATCTTTTCAATGGCACGTCTTGTGGCGCGTGCCGTTTCCATCAATGTATTTCTATCGGCTTCAAACTCTTTCAGTGGGTCGATTGTCATGGTATCACTTCCGTAAAATGGCCGGTGAAGCTGGGGTATTGTGGATTGACGGTGTAAGAATCTAACTGCATGGACACCACCGACCCGCGCCGGGCTGTAATGTACGAGCCGGTGTCGTTTAGCTGGACCTGACAAATATCCCCGATGCGTGGATAGGGAGCGCTGGTAACAACGCCGTCGATCATAAGGCGCGAAAACGCACGCCGTTTTAGCTCGGCTTGCACCGCCGTAATAAGCCCGGCCATTGTTGTAATTTCAGGCCGGTCTATTTTGTCGGTATAGACCTGCTTGTACCAGGATATGCTCTCCTGGTTTCTCTCGGTGTAGATCAGCGGGCTGTCCCAGCTCTCGAAATGACCAATACCAACGATTTCGTTGGCTATCTCTGTGAAGTCACACATCTTTTTTAGTGCGAGATTGGCCCTGTCTCCACCCACGACAAGTTTTTTCGGGAACGTGCTAGAGCGACGAAACTTAAAATAAGGTTCCAAGAGCAGCCTGTTTTGTTCGTCGATGACCGGATTAAACCACCAATAGGCGTCGTTGGCGTTGGCGAGGTCGTTCGCCGCTTCGTAGCAGTAGGCCTTGTTTAGTATGTCGTCGCCAATCCTGGTCGGGTAGCCGGTTGAGTTTACATTTCGATAATCTGTCGAGATTGGCAAATAGCCAATCTTGAGCGCTTGCTGGACAATTTGTATAAATTTCGCGCCAGGCGTGCCGGTCAAGGTGCATACGTCGTCAGTGAGGCGGGTGTGCATTACCCATTCGGTTGAGCGGATCTGAAAAACCAAGTTGCCGTCTACAAGTTCAGTGCCGTTAGGATTGGAGTTCCATAAAATCCCGCAAAAATTAGCTATAGTCGGGTCGCTGGAATAGACGAAAATATAATTTCCCGTCCTGAAATAGTAATCAGTTGCTTTAGGATGGTTTGCGGGAATCGTGCAAGTTCCGCGCGCGGTGTCCACCGTGCGCTGAAGCTTGCCTGTCCGTGAAACAGATACGGGCAACTGTCCGAGCTTTTGACCCAGCGGGTCAGTGACAATCACAATATCAGTCATCAGCCTATCGTGTTGTTCCGGTACTGCTCTTTGACGATAATAGCCAGGCCGGATTGAGAGCAGGTAATAATATTTGCGCCCTGGATAAACCTTAACCAATTCTCGCGCGCGGGCAGGATGGTTTGTAGGGCGGTGAAGGCGTTTGAATTATCCTTTGTGTAGGTAATTAGCTGGTTGAGCGTGTCGATCCGCAACGTCTTTCCAATTGCAAGGTTCGGAAACTTGATGCGGATAAACTCATTAGGCGTGATGCTCGTATTGGTCAGCGTCACGTCCACGTCCACGTCAACGGCCTGCTCTGATCCAAGCGATACAAGCGGCCTGCCGGAAGTTGTGTCAGTCGTATTTGTGGACATATTGATGACGACGGAAGCGATACTAATTGCTGCTGCGCGCACAAAGGCCGCCGTTGTATCGTTATACAAAGTTAGCTGGAAAGTTCCAGCCAAACCCGACGCAGGAGTGTGCGTAAGCGAGGCCGTAGTTTGCCAGGCGTTGACTACCGTCGTAGCGGCTATCAGCGTCTTCGTGCCTTCATCGGCGGCTGCCAGGTATCCCCGACTCGTCGGAAGGTTTAGCCGCTTGACGTTCGTGCAAACTGCGCTGGTGTATTTAAACGGCACGCTTAAATACCAGGCCGACAGTCCGTTTTTTGCAATCACCGCCACGCCGATGTCAGTCACGGGATTGGCAGGGGCAGGAGCGACAAACGGAGTCGAGCTGCTCGCGTCCTGCGTGAAAGAAACGCCCGCATTGACACTAGGCTTAAATTCGTATGGCGTATTGGCTTGATTGGATGCAAAGACAAGAAACGTCCATGCAGAGTTCGTACTTGTCAGCGCGTGACTCGGCTTTTGCGCCAAATATATCGGGTCAGTGTTGTAGGTTGGTGCCGTCGCCAACGGGTCGCCGTAAAAAAGAAACGTTTCGTCGATGAAATAAACGGCTTCGTCCGCTGAGTGAGCCGCAGCCGCGCCATCTTTTCCCGCGCGCGTCAAGCCGGATACCACGCCGGTGGCAGGGTTATAGGTTGTATAAGGTGTTATTTCCGTGCCAGTGGCAAAGAATAATATACCTTGCGTGGTATCAATCGGGCCTTCCCAAGTAGCAAGCGTAAATGATGTTTCCGCGTCCGTGATGGCGGCGGCCAGTGTTCCTACCGCGCGCGCGCGGTAGGTCTTGTTTATCCATACTTTTGTAGCGGCTTGGTTCCACGCGTTCGCGCCGGTGCCGAACCAATACGGGATGTCTGAGAGTATCCCGCTGCCGTCACCCGCACGCACACGCACGTCGCGGCCATCAAAGGCGGCTTTGCTGAGAGCAATTACAGTATTGTCGCCATGCGCCGATATAACCGATCCGTTCACCGCCCTGACTACCGTCAAGTTTCCAGCCGCATAAGTTGGCCCGCCGGTTCGGGCGGTGACGCGCCATTGTTCCCCGTTTCGGTACATCAAAAACGGAAGCGCCAGGCCAGTCCATCCCGCGCCACCAACAGGAGTATCGTAAGGAATTGTTACTGTCGCGGGATTGTTGTCAACGCTGGAGCCGTTGATCTGAATGCTAACGCCGGTAAAGTTTACCAATGCCGTCGTGTCAATGCCGCCTTCGGTCATATCGATAGGGTAGAAACTGGCGCTGTTGCGGGTATAGTTGCGCGTCTTCAAAAATCGGCAATAGCGTTGTCCCAGGTTGCCAGCCGCCGCAACGGATATATCAATAACCGGGTAGCACTCCACATTGCCCACCGCAATTGTATAGGTATTTTGCGCGGGCAGGGCTGAAATTGTCCAGGTTGATTCGGTGTTGGTATTGAACGTCAGCAAGTTTTCGGAATCAATGTCAAAATATGCCTCAACGTTTCCGCCGCCCTTGTGCGGCCCAACGCCAGCGGCACGACCAGTCAAGTACCATTGCCTATTGCCATCGTCGGCATCCTTAAATACTACGGTGCGCGATTTTATATCCGGCCTGGTGGGCCGCTGGAATAGGGCCGCAATAGCGTCGAAGCCGTCCCCGACGGTGCCGAGCCCGGAAAGCAATGTAAAGTTTAGCGTAATGCGCACGCCCTTGAGAGACATCCCGGTCAGGAAGGGGAATTGGCTATCGCCGCGCTCGATAACGCGCGGCGTACCAGCTTGCAGTATAGCGACATTGCCGATATACGCCCTGTAATGCGACAGGTCGTTTACCGTCGTATCTGCCACGTCTTCGGCGCTGGTGATGGAGTATAGAATTAATCTCATCCGACCACCAACATTTGATTAGCCATGTCGAATATTTGGTTACCTGCACCGATATAGAAATTTCCAGATAAATTAATCACAGTGCCGCCACCACTCGCGCCGAATGCCTGGCTCTCAGTCCCAGGCGGGGGCGTGATGGTCTGTGTAATCTCCGTGTTTTTTACAGACGGGATGGAGTTGAGAGCATCGATATAGCGTTGGATGTCGCCAATCCCATCGTTGACGCTGCTTTCTATCCCGGCTGCGGCGGTCTGCCAGCCTTCGGCTACCAAGTCAGTTTTATTTTTGGTAACATCGGCATAATTCTCGACTTTTGTAATGCCTTCGTCGATCTTTGTCGCAGTTGTACCGGTGCTTTCTTTGATACGATCCTGCAAGCCTGACCAGGAGCTTGTTATTTGCTCCGGTGGTACGCCGAGAGTTCCGCTGTTTAGTTTGGCGGTCAGTTCGTCCACGCTGATTCCGCCGTCGTGGAACGCGGTCGCCAGGGTATTGATTGCAATGGCGCGGTTTGCCGCGTCCTGCGTAAACAAGCCAAGCGAAACACCAAGCGCCTGATCGCGCGCGAACTCAGCCGAAGAGATACCGTCTACAGAGTCTTTAGCCAGAATGTTGCTAAAAATCATCTTATTCATGGCCTCTTCGTTTTTCGCAGCCAGGGCGTCAAGTTGTGGCGGGATTTTGTCAAGCTCGGCTTTGTAGCCCGCTATCTTTTCGGTTTCCCAAATAGGGGTATTTGTAATTTTGTCTTGGAGTTCTCCCTGCTTAGTAGTCAGGTTGGCTACAGAGTCGGCGTAGCTGTCAGACTGAGACTGCAAAGACTGCTCAAGGCTAAAGATTGTCTGATAGGTTTGGCTCAAAGCCTTTGCTGCTTCGTCGGCGGCTTTTTGCCTTTCGGCCAATTCTTCGGTGGACTCGCCAGCTATCTTTTGCGCGGCGGTTGCGCCTTCCAAACCAGCCTGCAACTCGTTAAATGTATCGCCGTAATTCTTCGTAAGCGTAATGAGTGGCCCAATGATCGGGATATAGTTCTCCCATCCCATCTTTATCTTTTCCGAGCCAGTCAATACCCGGTTCGCCACCTCGACCCAGGCGGAGAAAGCCGGGGTCAAGCCGGTGCCGACGGTTATCTTCAAACCTTCGACGGTATCGTTTAGCTGATCCTGTGCAATGCGTAGCTGCTCGGCTTGTTTGAGTTGCTTTTCGCTGAGTATTAGGTTTGCGTCAACCGCCGCCGCTTGATCGCGCAAAGCGTCGCCGCCTTGCTTGAGAACATTTACCCATTCAAGTCCAGCGCGGCCCAGGTTCTTTGTGACGAATGCGTTTTGTTCTTCAACGCTATTAAGCGCAAGATACTGATCGCTGAGTTTCGCCAGGGTCTCAGTAGACGGCGCAAGGCCCTGTTTTGTCAGCGCCTTTGTAGCGGTCATTGCATCCCCGGCGCTTATCTGCCAATCGTCAAGCACTTGTACAAAGCGACTGGTTTCTTCGGCAGATTGGCCGGATACCTGCGACAAGTCGCGGATGGTTTGCGCGTAAGCCTGCGATTTGCCGATAGTGGCGTCGTAGGCTTTTTCGGCATATCCGATTGTTTGATTTATGATCTGCATGGCCGAATTCAAATCGGTCATAGACATGCCGGTTTTTTCGTTCTGCTCCCCTGACTTTTGTGTAGTGTCTGTAAGTGATTCTAGGTGGTGGTTTGTTGCATCCGCGCTTTGATTTAGTTCTGTCAGCTTCTCAATTAACGCTGCATTGCCCGCGATAATGGCATTCACCGCGGCGGTTGATTCGTCAATCGTTCGGACTGCGTACTCTACATCATCCATTAATTTCTTTTTCAATTTCCATCAGAATAGAATTTACACCGGGATAATTCTTTGCAAATGCAAACCAAGACTCTGAATTTTTGCGGGCCATGTAACCTTTGTAAACCGCTTCGGCTGTACGCATCCTGTAGATTTCTCCCGCGTAAAGCGTAGGTCTTCCCAGGATCGCCATTACACCGAAGCGGTCTATATTTTCGAGCAAGATTAATTCTGCTGGTTTGTCGTTTGGTTTTCCGTTTTCGTTGTCTTTTCCTTCGGGGTCGGAAGCGTATTTGTAAGCTTCGACCCCGATTCTTTTGGGACTACTTTTTCAGCGCGAAACACCTTTGCGCATTCGTTGAGAACCCATTTATAGAAGTCACCCGCGACCTTGTAATCGCGCCCTTCAAATATCTCGGCAGGTTTTGGTTTTTCAGGCAAGCCGGTAATATTCCAGGTAATAATCTGGTTGACGGCTTCGATACTCACCACGCAGGACAAGGCATCAGCCTTGCCCCGCGTAGCAACAAGCGCAGCCTCGAACGCGAGAATTTGCGGGAAAGTAAGGGCGTCCGGCAAAGTAATCGCGCCGGGAAAATCATCGGAAAACGGCGAAGGAACAATATTTGACATGGCCTAAGTCTCTGCCGCAGTACCCCACGCCGGAAGCGAGGAGCCAGGGATGAGCACAGCGCGGGCAGAGTAGGTCATCGCGCCATAATCAACCTGATATTTCGTGATAATAAAACCGCTGGTCGAAGTTGATGTGATGCCAAACTGCGGCGAATCACTTTCGGGCGCAGCGCGGATACCAAAACGAATATCCAGGGAACGCGGGGTAAGCACCCCGTTCATCCCGGATAGAACCGTATGAGACCCTGAAAGGGACGGGGTTGCCGCGACCGCCGAAGTGTCAAAGATGCCGCCAAATTCGATGGGGCAGTCCGGCCAGGTTGGCAGACGACCCTTCACGGCATCTTGCCAGGCGGTTAATTCCATTTCGTCGTAAACTACACCGACGGCGGAAAGGGAATTGATGTTGATATTACGCAGGGCGGTGCCGTCGTAAATATTGAACACAATAAACTTGAAAGTAGTTCGTCCTACAGCAGAGGCCATTTTATTACTCCTTTAGTTGTTTATTCCACGCACCCAGGAGAGTGCAAACGTAACCGTAGTAGCCGTTCCTAGTACAATTTGCCAGCGCAAGAACTGACCGATGGACGCCGTTCTGCCCAGCGCGACAATCCCGGCAGAGGGGGTACTGCAATCAATCGAGCCGCTGGTGGCGCCGCTCAAATCGGAGAAAGAAGCGTTTAGGTTGGTAGTAGTCGATTTCTGTACTTTGATTGTCGCCGTGCCGTCACCCGCAAAAATATGATAGGCCATGTATCCGCCAAAAGCGGAAGCGGCCAGATCGTCAATGCCAATCGCAGTATTGACGGCTGTTTCTACCCCGTATGGGTGAAGCAGGCGGCCCCAGGGCTTCGGGTATCCTATTTGCTGCGAAACATCCCAACCAGAAAACGGAATACTGACCGTAACGCCTCCGCCATCGTCTTGCGCTTGGTAAGCAGTTTGTTGAAATAGTCCACAGTAAACCGGGTCGCCCTGCGCCGGATCGGCTCCCATTCCAACAGGAAAACTACACACCCACGCCACACCAGCCGCAGACGCTACAGCGTGCAAACTGTTGGCAGAATTGTCAAAATTGGCGTTTAGGGCAGTGGGGGTCATCTCGCAACTGCCAGGGAGATACCCCTTTGCCGGATCAGAGAGCGCAACAAGACTCCCAACTTCGTCAAAAGTCCAATCGAGTAGGCCGATGGAGCGAGAAAATCCGCTCATCTCATAACCGCCAACATAGGCGCGGGCGTGTTTTTGTGTAGTTCTAAATAAAGCCATTAGAATCCACTCCTGCGCTGTACGAGTCGCAATTCGGCGCGCGTTTCTTCTGGTAAGGTTTTCATCTGCTCGTCAATTACATCGCGCAGGTTGGGCCAGTCTTGCGGTTTGTTGATTTCGGAATGCACCAGACCGTAAGCGTCGCCGCCGATAAACTTAGTTGCAGGGCTTTTGCTAACAAAGCGGTAGCCACGATCCAGGCGCTCAATTACCATACCGGATTGATAAGCACCGTCGCGTTTGTGCGGAATGCCGCCACCGAAACCACCACTTGCAAAAAAGGCGACTTGCTGCAAGCGGCTATCCCAATGAACCGGGTCAAACGGGTTGCGCTTCTTACCTTCTTTTTGCATGTCATCTTTAATACGCAGCATCATTTGATAGATCGGTTTACGACCCACTTGCGGCACTTCCTTTTTTAGATTTTGTAAGCCTGCGCGTACCATTTTCGCGCCAGGGCCAACAACGATAGATATGCGTGTCATTACGAGACCTCGCAAAACTCTTTGATGCCGAGTGTAAAGTCGCAACCCCAAAAATCATTGCCTGCGGGGTCTTGCACGATAATCGGAAAATCTGACATACTTGTAAGCCACACGTCAACCGCGCCGTTTACGGTATCGTTTGCCAGCAAGACAGCCAGGATAGACGCTATTGTTTCCACGCAATCGTCAACCACGTCGTAAACGCCACCAGGAGAGCCGTCCGGGGTGCAATGCACATAGCGGTAGCGGATGCCATAATCAAGGTTAATTTTCTCGCTGCCCAGCGTCCCGTAAGTTTCGCGCGACGGAAGTAATCCGCGAATGACGCCTTCGGCATTAGGGTACAACGTCTTGGGTTGCAAGTTTGTATTGCCGGGTATTTCGTCCAGGTCTTTGATAGTGACGCCCGAAATACTCAGGCCTGCAATAGCGCTGATAACGGTGCGGATTTTTACATTCACCGTCATGTTATATCCCTGTAGCTCTCGAAAGTCTTTTGCGCCATCGGCGGTATTTCTTCGGGTCTTATCACCATGCCTGCCGCCGTGACGGTGATCTTTCCGCTAGATGCCTGCCCATGACGCATAGAGTTGACACCCAAGACGGTTTCGAGCACGGCGAGATGTATATCTTCCTGAATGTTCCAGACATAAATTGTTGTGCTGTTGTCGTGCAAAGCCGCTGTACTGCCATTGTCGCCGCGTCGTACAGGGGTGATTGTATTTGTCACAGCGGTGGCGATGTTATAAATCTCACTGCCAATTTTAATTATCTGCCCGACTGCCAATGTGTGACCGCTGGAAGCGGTAAAAGCTAACGTAGTCGTGTCGGTAATCGCGGCTCCGAGTGTCCCGGCGGATGACCAACCGCGCTGTGCATAGTCCCGGCGAAATCCCCACCATCCCGTCAGGCTCAAAGCCTGCTCGCTACTGCCCGCCGACGTGTAGCGCCAGCCGACTGTCGAAACATCGCGTAAGGCAATCTGCCAGTACGGTGTTTTGCCTTGTGTTTTTAGAGTGTAGTTTGTTGAGTCAATAGCTGATGTGTCACCATTTAGGAAGCTCGTAACTTCCAGCAAATCACCATGCAGGTCGACCTTGCGCCCGTCTGGAATATCATAGAGCCGCGTTTCGATAGACGGGTAAAAGCGACGCCCCGCGCCCGCGCTGCTCTCAATGTACCGACTTACAGAACCGATCAGGTCAGAGATAACCGCGTCGTCCGCCGCATCCGTCCCAGCGGTTTGCCCGCGTGCCGTGGCAAAGGCCTTGAATTCCGCAAGAGTTGCGTACAGATTAACGTTTGTCACGAAAGCACCTTAACTCTTTTTAAGCTCGCCCAAGTGTTCCAATCGCCGCGCGGCAAAATGCTATCTGGCACATGCGTGCCTTCACTGATATTCAGCACGCGCACGCCGTTCATGGCCCGCAGACATTCCTGATAACCAAGTTCTTCGAAAGCAAAATCTTTTTGCGGTTCATACTCAGCGCTACCCCAAAAATGGGCTTTGCGGTCGGGGCCATGATCTACGCCAATTAGCAGCATGGTTGTAAATCCCATATGCCAGGCTATCTGAAAAACCGCATCCATGATCCTGCGGTAGGTAATGCCTGTATGCGTCAGCGCGCGCGGGTCTTTTGGGGACTGCCCGCCGATAAACAAATCCGCGCCGGTGCGATGCGCAAAGCGGTAAATGTTGTCACCTTGCAAACTGTCGAAGTCAGGACGGGGGAAGAATTTAGGAACGTCTCGATACGCTTCCACGATGGCCGCGCCGTCACGCTTGAGTAACTCTTCATCCACTCCGACAAAGTACGTGGGCTTCCAGTCACCAGCACGCTTATAGATGGTATTGACGCCGAACGATGGGTAATCAAACCATTCGGGCGGGGTCAATTCGAGATTAGGCCCCACGCCAACGATTAGGCAGGTTTGTCCAGCGTGCTTATTGTGGAAATCAGAAAGTTGCATACTACTCTTCGTAGTGAAAGGCAATGCTGCCGGTCAGAGCATTCCCGCCCGCAGACACAACCACTTTGGGGCGTCCGCAAAAAATAGGCATAACTCTGTCGCCGCCCGCCGTACCCGTCAAGGCCGCGCCATCTAATACGGCATGTACTAAATCGCGGGGATAAAACCACAGGTTCGATGTGCCGGGGCTGGCTTTTGTCAAGATGGGCTTTGACACATCCGATTCGCAGGTGACGACAATAGTACAACCGGTATCCAGCGTGCCGGGGCGGTACTCAATGGCGTAGAGCTTGCCGTTTACCGCTGGGACAGTTGTCGGGGTGGTGAAATCGCCGCCTGCACTGGTAGGGCCGAGTGCAATGACAATATGCTTCATACTCATTTGCCGCCGTGCCTTTTGTGTGTACTGGTAGAGCGTGGCCTTTCCACGACAACCGACTCATCGGAAGGCGGTACGGGCGGGTAAGGTGAAGGACTGGTGGTTGCCATAACAGGGTTGTCGCGTTCAACTTCGACGGCTTGGGGCATTTCGCTATACCAAGCGTCTACCGGCTGCTCCGGCGTGGGTGCAATTTCCGAAACTGGAAGCTTCGGTTCCGCCTTTCTTTCAATCTCCACGGCTTTGCGGTTATCAATCAGCCACTTGCCAAGCACGGCGTCAACGGTATAGGTTTCGTCGGGGAGCAGGACGGTAACTTTTGCTCCCGTCTCGCCTTCGGCGCTTACGCCTGACCCCTGGAAATATTCAGACATTTTGACTTGCATACTGCCTCCAATCACCACGCGGGATAATCGTTTCTGGTACAAAAGTATCCACGCTGATATTTATGATTTCGACGCCCAGGCGGTCAACTAAGGTTTTGTAATCGCTGAACCATCGGGCTTGTGGCGGCTCGGACGGCATACCATCGTCGCGGCCCCAAAAGTGATTACGCCATCCGTCGTTTTTGTGCTCCATGCCAATAATCAGGAGCTTTGTAAAACCGATAAATACGGCAATCTGAATTGCGGCGTGCATTACGTTTGAGTATGTAATGCCGGGAGTGCTCATACTATCGGCTGTCAGCGGCTCTCGCCAGATCGGGCCTGCCCGGTGATAGAACCTGTGGAAGTTTGGGCCGTTCCACATGTCCAGATCAGGCCAGGGGATAAACTTCGGTATATCCCTGTATTTTTCTACAATCCCGCCGCCAAACTCACGCATCACGCGATTGTCTACCGTGACATAGTAGTCAGGTGCCCAGCCTTCGTATTTGTGGATCGTGTTCATTCCAAAGGCTGGCAGGTCGAACGTCTCAGGCGGGGTCAGGCGCAGGTTTGCGCCATTCCCTACCAATAAACAAGCGCCGCTGCGTGAGTTGTAAAAATCCCGCAACTCCATTACGGCTTCGGCAAAATGAGCAGTTCGACGTAATATTGACCGACTTCGGTAGTCGCTACGCCGGTATGACGTACAAAGATTGGGGTATTGGCGGGTATCAAAACTTCCAGCGGTGTGCCTTCTGTGTATGCGCCAATTGCTTTTGCAGCTTCCAGAGCGGTAGCGGCAACCAGAGTCGCGCCAGCGGCGGCAATGCCAACTTTCCAGTTGGCCGAGGCCGCGCCAGTTGTGTCCGTCGCCTCGGTGTAAACCGCACGCGCCGAAACAATAAACGCATCAAACGGCAAGCCGCCGGTCAATGGCTCGTCAATGGTTGTGCCTGCGCCATTGTCGATATTGTACGGAGTTAGGGAGCGGATACGGATAAGGCGCTGATTGCCGCGCCCGATGTGCGGGTACTTGGTTTGGTTTTTCATGTGCTTTCCTTTTGCCTCGGCGGGGAGTTTTTACACTCCCCGCCATCAGGCTGTCATATCAGGAGGGATTACACCCCGATGTTGTAGGTAATGGCGCTGGCTTCGGTGTCGCGGTAAGCCAAACCCCAGCGCACCAGGGCCACGATCTCCCACGAGTCGGCGTTGGCGATGCGGGTGGTTTCGAGTGTCATGCGGCGTTTAAATGCCTGCTTCCACTGATCCCAGCGCACGGCCAAAAGTGCGCCGGTGGTGTTGTTTACGCCCGAACTGGCCTGGTCAACTTTCCCAGCAGTGTTCGCCTTGCGGTCAGCAGCCAGCTTGTGCATCTGGAACGCATACAGCACTTCGGTGCGATAGGCGCGGGTCAGGAAGCCGTTTTCGATGGTGGCGGCGCTGGAAACATCCTTAGTCTTGATTTCGGGGATGTCCATCGCGGCCCACATAGTGTTGTAGTCCAAGATGAAAGAGACCATATTCGGATCGGCCCCAGCAAGACCAGCCGTACCCATCAGCTTGAGCGTGTTCTTGAAGTCTTCGATAACGAACGCGCCGCCTGCTGAACGGGCATTCGCCGTATTGGTCACGAGTGCCAGCTTGCGGAAGCCGTCCATAATCAAATAGGGTTCGGTGCCGCCGGGGGTGCCAGCGATGATGTTGATATTCTTGTTTGCGCTGGTTTCGACATCGCCGTCAATAGCGACATGCTCCAAGACATCCGCGCCGGATTTCTCCAACTGCTTGCGAAGCTGCGGCGCAAACTGAATAAGAGAATCTTCGGTTAATTCGCCAGTGTACAGCGCCCGCGCGCCCAACTTTGCGATGGTGATTTGCTTGTTGGCGGTAGCCATTTGCGAAGCCGTAATGGTTGCGGCGGGAACCTTGAGTGTCGAATCGCTGGCCGTTGCTTCCGCGACTTTATACCAGGTCGGGTCAGCGCCTTCGAGCGGCCAGTACATACTCGAATAGCCATCAGGGATGACGCTAGACGGGATGCGCCCGACGATGTTGTTACCGGCGCGGATAGCCGCCCAAATTTCGGACGAATACGCCGTGCCTACCCAATCAGAGCCAATACCAGAACCGCCGGTATACATCGGGTCGGTAGCCGCTTTCACGGCGGCGGCAGTGGCTTCGGGCGAGGCGTCGATACCGGTGTAAGCCTTGAAAGCGGCCTTGACGTAGCGGATATTGCGCTCGCCTTCTTCGGTATTGGTGCGGTCTTTCAACTCGCCGATTTTGAGCGACAGAGCTTTCAGAGCCGCGCCGCTTACCTGCTTGCCTTGCGTATTGAGCGATTCGATAACCAGCGCGGTCTCGCCTGCGGTAAGGTTGTCGAACTTTGCCGTATCCTGGTATTGCGTCTGATACGGGGCTGGAATGTCTCCCATCTGCAAGCGGCGATTTTTGGCCTGCTCCGCTTTCACGGCGGTATCGACGGCATCCTGCTTTTCCTTCTCGCGCCGCTTCTCTTCGTCGGCGGACAGAATAGCCGCCTGCTCTTGCGCGTTCAGGCGCACGGTCAGCTGGCGCGCCTTGAGCGTCCACCCTTCAAGACGCTCCACTTCTTCGTCGGTCAGGTTGGGCTGCGCTTCGAGCAGCGTGATTTTTTCGCGCAAATCCCTGAGTTCGTCCTTGATTTCCATTGTTACTCCTTTGTTTTGTGGGAAAATTTGAGCACTTCTCGCGCTCTTTGTTTTGCTTCGATAACCCGCGCCCGGTTCGCTGTATTTTCGGGGTCGGTCAACTCAGGAAAATGCAAACCTGCATCCCTGTAAATTGCTTTCATCGCAGGAAGGGCAACAGCGTAACTATTCACAGGTACGCGCCCATCTTGCACATCCAGAACAGCCATACCCGCAACGGGCCAATTCTCGATATGCCCATCTCGCGCCACGCGCGCCAGGTGGCCCATTGTTTCGCTTGACGCGGCGGCCATGCCTTTTTTGGCGGCGTCCCAAACCTTGAGTGCCAGTTCAGATGTCTTGTCGAGAATCACTTCGTACCAGTGCCCCCGGTGGTCTACGCGCTGATAACGCGCCTTGCCAACATAAACGGGCTTACCGGTTGGTTTCCCGTTTCCGTCAAGCGCGTGGAAATAAGTCACGGGTATTTCTGGATACATATCCTGGTGTATTTGTGATCTTGCGTCGAAATATTCCCCCGCCAAGTCCTTGCCATTCTTTGGGCCGCCAAACGGAACGCCCAAGATTTCCAGGCGCATATCACCGACGGCCTTGATTGTCAGTTCCCAAAAAGCGCGGGCCTGCTCAATCTCGCCACTGGATATAATTCTCTCTGTGTATTCTTGCAGGTCGACGGCCATATTACTCCGAGACAAACGAAAAGGGCGACGCATAGCGCAGACTCGAAAGTCTTTTGCTACGCATCGCCTTTGTGGGGCCTCTGATACGTGTACCGCTCTTTGCTTCTCGATTTTCCTGGTCGGGAAGGTTGGAGCGGGGGCAAAGCATTTACTTGTTAAAAAACATCTTACACTTTTTTGGCGTGGATGTCAAGCAGATGTTTTTAGCGCATCAATCCACTGCGAGAACTTCGGCATACACTGATTACCAATCCGCTCCGCTTGCGCTCCTAGCACTTCGTTTAGTTCATCTTGTGAACGCCGCAAACTCTCCGCAGCTCTATTCATGCCTGCGGCACTTTCGGGGGTAAGTGCGTTTCCAAAGTTGCTGGCAATAAAAACTCTACGCTCATCCGTGAGACAAGTAACGTCAATTTGCTCGAATTCAGTTTCTATGCTCTGCGGGATTTTATTCAGAGCGTCTACGTACTTTTTGGTAATCGGATTGGCGTGAGTTGTTGGCTTTGTGCGCGGAGCACCGCAGGCGCCGCAATTCCCGCGCGTATCATCGAAAGTATAGCCGTGACAACTGTCGCAAAATAGTTTCATTTCGCCCGCCTTTCGTAGCGCCTGCGGTACATCGCTTCGCGCCTGTGCGTTCCGTCTGCCCTATTGAAAGCGGCAATCTTTTTTGATAGATCACTCATAGATACACTTATATTACGGATTGATTTCGTGGCTTCTTTTGTCTTGGCGGAAACCCTAAAAACAACGTCAGATATACTCATATCACTTACCTTTCGCGGCACGCGGTATTCTTCCGCACCCGCAACAAGTGCCGTCTCGACTATTCGTAACAATCGTTTTGTCGCAAGTACACAACTCCCCGCCCGGCGGCATCGGGAGCGGGCCGAGCCAGCGGCAGTCAGATTGATCTGCCACATAATTTGTATTCTCCCCATAAGTACCGCCGCCAGTCCAAAAAAAATGCCCGGTATTTTCGTTTTCTTCGACATCAACATGGAGCATAAAACTCCCGAAATCAACGAAATACAGCCCGGCTACCGTCGGCGCATCCGTCGTCCATTCGAGCGAGACCGTAACCAGCTCCGCGCCGGGATTGGTGATTGTGATTGTGTAGGTCATAGAGATACCTGCTCAATCGTAATGATTGCCATGTTTTTTATTCTGCTGCATTGCTTTACTTCGGCAGATGGATTTATTCCGGCAGATGGATTTATTCCGAACGGCGGGAAGAGAAATATTGTTCCATCCATCGCCATCTTTAGATACTCCTCTATTTTCTCGGCTTCGTCTGACACAAAAACCACCCTACCGGCGCTATACTCGATTATCTGCTTTGTAGGAACTTCGATTACAATTGCCATATCTCAGCGCCTCCCAGCGCTTTGGTCATAGGCCCGGCTGTGAACTCAGCGCGGGCTATTTTGTTGGTGCCCGCCTGGAAGGTAAGCGACTGGATACGTTCCACCCAGGTACAGGCACCAATACCCCTATTTTACCACCTTCGGCCCGCTTAGGGGCCAGCGCACACCGGCCCGCGCATCCACCACGCGCCAAGCATTGAGCCAATAGTCGCGGTCTGTGCAGTTGAATACAATGTTCTTGCAATTTTCAACCACTAGCGAAACGGGGACGATCTGCGCAACGTTGAGCGCAGGACTTTGTTGGGAGATAATCACGCCGTCACCGTATTCCCTTCTTTGTCTTCGAGCGAGCAGTCGCAATTGTAGCCGCCGCAGTCCATGCCTGCCCCCGGTTTGCGCGGAATGTAGTCGCGGGAAACAAACCATGATGCGCGATGCTTTTGTCCGTCGAGTTTCGAACAAGTGGCGCAATGCTTCTCGGTGTTGCCGAGTCGCCATGTGAGTGATTGATTTTTTAGAGATAGCAACTTTCCCGCATTAAAAACGGCGGCTAAAGTTGATGTGTAATTATCCGCCCGTTCATTCACCCAGGGCAAGACATCGAAATCCGGCTCTTTCTTTAGTTCTTTGGCCTGCTGGAATAGCATATCAATGTATCCTAGTTCTGCATTTTGACGCGCTGTGTACCAATCGGCAGCATTCGCATCCACCGGGAACTCGCCGCCGCCCATCGCCCAACCCATATCAAAGGCGTCGCCAAAGGCGTTTGCCATCGCCCGCTTGAATGCGCCTTTCGCGGTCTGGATGTTCGACCCACCGAAATAGTCCAACAATACCTGCGTGATTGCGTCGTGATACTCAGCGTTGATCGGCGCGAGACTCTCAATCGCCTTGAGCGCGCGCGCCTTTAGATCGGCGGGCATAGGAAAGCCGGAAGATTGGCGGTAGCGGATAGAGCGCAGGATTTCAGCGGGGAGCATTAGTATCAGCGTCTCCTACGATTTTATAATAATTAGGGTCTTGCGAAAGAGCGTCTATTTTATGCTTAAAAGCATCGTGTCCCATGACTCCGATTACAAAATCTGGATACGCCACCCCGACACTACCGGCAGGAATATCGTCAACTTTCGCAAACTTTACACCATTTAGAATTAAAAACGGTGCGCCACCCGATAACCACGCTTTTATTTCTTCCTTAATTTTTTCGTAAGCATCTAGAGATAAATGCTGTTCGCACTCCAGTATATATTTCTTCTTCGGGTCGATTTCAAACACTTTGAAATTATTCATGTAATTACTTTCTCCCTTCCGCGTATTGTATCGCCAGCTTCAACCCTTCCAGGTGCATCGCCGCTGCACTCATTGGATACATATCCGCAGCAATACGATTGAACAATGCTTTGATAGCTACTTCGTGCGAGCAGGCGAGCAAACCACGCTTTATCCGCGACACAACTTCCGGGGTCAGGTGCACCGATGTAAACTCATCCTGCTGCGGCTTGCCGATATACCGTATCGCCTTACGCTCCCAGCGCTCCAACTCATCCCGCGCTGCTTTCATGCTGGCCTCGTCTTCGATGGGTGGAGCGTTGAACGGTGACTTTGGATCAGTAAGCGTGGTTTCCTGTTCCGTTGGCGGATTCGCAGGGTCAGGCGCGGGCGTCTCTTGAGAAGTTGCGCCGCTGTTGGCGCTGATCTGCGCCGGGAGCAGTTCGCCGCGCTCATCGCCAATAGCTTTATCCCCGTAAAATTCTTCTCTGATTTCGTCAACCGTGTGCGTCTTGGAGTAGGCATCTTGCTTTTGCAGTTCCAGCGCCGCGTCCGCAATACGGATGTCTTCAAAGCGACCAATCAACGGGCGGCCACCGTAGACAGGCAGGATGTGATTGGTAATCTTCTCCCCCATCATTACGTGCATGGGATAAACGGACAATTCGTTGAACAGCGCCCGATTAGCACCCGCATTCGAAACGGTAGACTCCCCTGACTGCCAGGTGTACAGCCCCGGCGCGAGTGTGTCTAGGATTTCGCGCTGATTGGCTTTGCGGCCTTCCAAGAATTCCATCTCCTCGTGCGTGACGGCGTTCTTTAGCCAGTTTACGCCGCCTTGACCCACGCCGCGCAACATGAGCATGTCGCGGTTGCGGGCGGCTTCCCTGGTATCCGCTTTGATCTTTTCCCAAACGTCATCAGTCGGAAAGGCTTCGAACGTCATCACTGACGGCATCCTACCGTTTGACTCTTTGAATAATCGCGTGTTGTAGGATTGCATCCCCAGGTCACCGCCCGCAACCAGGGCCAGGGCTTCGATTGCCGACAGACCTATAAAGCGCGAGAACGGATTGAATGAGCGAAAGTGCATCACCTGCCACGGTTCCAAAAGTATCTCCGCACCGGTGCCAGGATAATAATAATAGCCCTTGAGAAACATGCGCCCATCAGGAACTGGGATAATCATACTCGATGGGATAGACCACAACTCATCCGGCTTACTGTTTTCGTCGGCGCGATTTAGAAACCAGTATGCATTCCCCGTCAGCTTCCAATACGCGATTGTTGCGTACAGGAATTCGTAGCGCGAGTCTTGCGGGTTGGGCCGTTGTAGCAGTAACTCAAACTCGTGGTTTGGGATGTCCTTCGGCTCTTTATCGGCAATCACCCGGCACACTTCAAACGGTGTCAGCGCACCCGCAGCGGCTACGGCACTGACGGCCTGCAATACCCAGGAGAGTTTGCGGTATAACTCTGCCTGATTGCCGTACACCGACGGGTCGGGCATATTGTATTGTTCAGCGCGGGCGGTCTCAAGCAGCCAGCTACCATATTGGGGTAGTTGTGCCTTGAGCGCCACAATCTCACTCTCAATCGCGGCTTGCTTTGCCAGCGCCGCCTGATGTTCCTTTTTAGATACTAACCCAAACAAGGCCATATTTACTCCTATGCCCAGCCTACAACTTTCGAAGGGTCAAAACCGCCGGGCATATTCGCCAACAAAATGCTTTCCCCTTTATCCGGCGAGCGCCCAATCCGTTTTTTTATTTGTTCTTTTTCCTCAATTAGTACTCCCGCCGCGCTTACCTCGTAATGGGCAGAACATAAATCCGCTACAATTTCGTTTCCGGGCGGCAAGGCAATATCCTGTCCGCCTGCGGGGTCAAGTGCGTCACGCATTCGCCAGTACATCTCGGCCCGCGCATTACGCATTTTATATTTTCCGCTCTTGTCTCTGTAAACACTCCCCCCCGCCGCGTTGATAGCATGGACGTTTGGATACAAAAGTCGCGCATGGTCAAAAGCAGACGATCCAATACCGCCAATATCCAAATTAATCATACCGGGAATTATATCACCCAAAGATTGATGCACCAATTCGGCGGCAATAGCCCCATCCTTGACCATTGCCCCAGGCCAAAAGATAAGATCATCGAAATAATTATCGTACCGGCGCGCCATGCTCATGTTATCGCGGCCCCCGCGCGCCGGGTCAAGACCCACTGCGGTGAGCGGTGTATCGGGCTTCTCGCGTTCGAGCCAGCGCCTTTGAGCAGCACGTACCCATTCGGTCGGGATGACCTGCCAGGGATCGGCAACCGCCGAAGCTTTGAAGTCGCCATAAAGCATCTGCGACCGTAACGGCTCCGGCAACGACTGGAGCATGGCGCGGTATCGGTTGTCTGCTGATAGATATATGTTGTCCGTAAGCAATGCCGGGATGAACGTGCGGGAACGCGGGTATATCGTTTCGCCGCCAAAATCGAACGGCTCCCCTGTAAGATATTCCTTTTCTTCCCCGCCAACCGTAGCGTACCAACGCAACTCCCCAGGCTTCGCCGGGTTCGGGTGATGGTCATCGAGCCACGCGCCCCAGCGCTGGATAATCCAGCTTCCGGCCTCGTCCGTTGGCGGGTTGCCAGTGCAAACGATACGCACCCGCTGGCCGGGGTCGGTTGAGCGATTCCAACCGCATATAAATTCATACTGAGACTTGGTGTATTCCGGTATCTCATCAAAGCCTTTCAGGTCGTGCGGCCTGCCTTGCCAGTTGGTCTTATCGCCTTCGTACTGCACAGCACCGAATTCTAATGTGCGCCCGTTCGACCAAGCCCAGGAATGATCTGATTTGTTTTCATTCGCGCTACTGCCTATAATCTCTCGCGCGCGCCCCATAACGGCTTTTAGGTTGGGGTACACGCGCCGAAATATTACACTATGCCGATGGCATTCCGCCGCTAGGCCCAAGAGCAGGTCAGACTTACCGCCGCCAGCAGCACCGCCGTAAAATATCTCATCAGCCCGCGAGAGAAGCGCCAGCCATTGCGGTTTACTTTGCGGTGTCCACAGCGCCGTCCGGTTCTGCACTCGCGCCAGGTATGCTTGCTCGGATGGCATCAGCGAGTGAAGATAAGGCCCTATCGTGTCTTGCATCGGCTTCCTTGTCTGGCGTCGGTATCAGCGCCTCCCCGTTCGGCCCGCCGACGGTGACGGCCTGCGGGACTTTGCCTGCCACGCGCTCTAAAATTTCCTTGCGGTCAGCGGGCGAGTTGCTGCTATACATACGGCGCAACATAGCGTCCATGCGCGTGATTTCATATTGCACGGTTTCATATTCATCGGTGCCGGGGATGGGTACTTTCTCTTTGAGCAGCAAAAGCTCCGCCCCTATCTTCTCAAAGCGTTTCTTGACTTCAAGCGCAGTTTTGGGGACGCCGCGCAAGTTTCGGCGCGGGTCGTAGCCTTTCTTGAAGGGCTTTAAGTTTTCTTCGTTTGCCATAGTCTCACAGCTTTTTCGCAGTTTTTAGAGCGGTCAGATCGGACGTGCGCCGTCAGTTTGCAAATTGGAATTTGCCGCGTTGTCTATTTCGCCTTGACCGCAGGCTTCTTTCTTTGGGTATGGTTTTGAAAGTGGTGCTATTTTCTTGCGCATCTCAGCGTCAAGTGGATACAGATAACGGTGCTTGGACGAACCCATTATAACGCTAAAGTTAGGGTCTAAAACCGCCGCCGCTTCTTTCGTCGTAAGATGGGCGGGCTTTGAGGCACGAAAAGCCCGCCCATGCCATCGCTTGCCATTGACCAGGTACTCTTGGCTTGGTTGCGTCATGCCTGCATAAATCCAATTCATTGCTTGGTATACCCCCCCCCACGTGCGCATGTTCAGGGTCGGCAAACGAAACAACCAGCCGTAACCCCGGCATTTCTTTTTTCAGAAGCCTTAGGGCTATTGAGACTATTTTACTTACTGTATTTACATGCTTATTCAGCGCCACCCTCACAAGTTCGCATCCTTCGACATCTTGCAATCCATAACTTTTTACAAGATCGGCAACCGCCCCCACTCCAAAAATAACACATCCTATAAATTGACCGCTCTCCCATACCCCTATTTTAGCGAGTTTTGACTTTGGCATACACCTTGAATAATGCCAGTGCTCAACCGCATATTTCGCCGCTTCGTGACTACACCAGTCCAATTTCAGCTCTGTCATTTTGGCGTAAACTCATGTCCGCATTCTGGGCAAGTGACGGGCTTCTTTTGATCTAATCGTCCTTGTTGTTCAACTCCGACGGGTGGAAATTCAGGCACCACAGCGCCCATGTCTTGCAAAATCCCGTTGAATATTTTATCTTCGTTTTTGAGAGCGGCTAAAAGAGCAGATTCCCCCACGCTCAACGCGGCTACTATGTCAACGTCTGGATTGTACGATTGCTTGCCAATCTCGTTATCTTCGATCCCCAGCGCCGCCGCTTCTGCGCTCCCCGGCGCTACATCGTCACGCACCACATTGACAAGCTGGTTGCCCGTTACGTGGACG